CCATTGCTTTTTCCATTTGGAAAGCAAATTCGTCTGCCACTGGGCTACCACCAAAGAAAGCCAATTTGTCTGCAGCTGTTGTTGTTCCGTCTCCATCGGAGGTGTTTACAATGTTAGCTGACAAATCAAATGGGTTTTGATTAGCAGTAGATGCCAAAGCGGTATATGTCATTTGTACACCCTTGTGAAAGATTTGTGTTACATAGGTATATGCAGCCCTGTCTCTTCCAAGATATTCTGTAGGTGTTGCACCTTCTTGTCCTTTAGTAGGCTCGGCTGAAATGGTTGCATTATCTTCTACTTGGACTTGCCAATATGTAGAGCTAATACTTTTACCACCATTCAAACCACCAACTGCGGATAGTAAAGGTGTTCTTTGACCACCAACTTTGAACAATTCACCAGCGAAGTTATTAATTGTTTGTGCATAAATACTGTTGTTCGTTAAAGAACCACCTTGTATTGCTGGCATTTTAATCTCCTCTTATAAATTGTTTACTTGTCTTGTTCTTTAAGAGTATCTAACATACGCAATTTTGCATTGATAGAATCTCTTGTACTTGTGTTGGAATCATTAATGAAGTTGTTGAACTCTTGTGATATATCAACAGGCTCAGCATTAACACCAAGTTTATTAAGCTGTTCAACTCTTCCTTGAGCTTCAGTAACATTATCTGCAACTTTGTTTTCAACGATAGGTTCAGCATTAATAGCATCACCAAACTCATTACTAACAAAATCTTTGATATCATTTACATTCATATCTCCATCGTAAAGTTTTGTTACAGCTTTTCCGATACCTTTGTCAGCTTCTAAACCTAATGACTCTAATGCAGTATTCATGGCTTGTGCCTTGAATGCTTTGTTCTCAGCTTTAAGTTTTTTAAACTCATCTCTAAGTTGCTTTATATTGTCATTAGAATCTAAAACTTCTTCAATTTTATCTTCTGTAGCTTGGTCTAATTTATTTTCTTCCATTATTTTCTCCGTTTTCTCTAGCATATAAAGAATCCCATATACATAATCGCTAGGTAATTAAAGGGATTTCACAAGGATTTATGAATATCAAACAACACACCTTGGTTGTGTCATCGCGTTTGCAGCCCTATATTTAGTGTGCCGAATCCTGCCAGGCACTACATCTAGTATAGCAGGTTTACTGTTCTGTCAAGCCAGTTACAGCACCTTGTCTATTTTGTCTAGCACCTGTTGCTGCTGCACTAGCTGATTCTGCTTGTGCTGATAATGAACCTACTTGGTCCATAAAATCAGTATCTGGTGCTGCACCAAACTCTGCAAATTCTAATGCGGAGTATGTTTCATCAGGTCTATTAAATCTTCTTGCTAATCTTGATGCTGTGATTGCTCTAGCAGATGCTGTTTCAAATTCTCCAGCTGCTCTTTGTGCAGTAATACCACCACCAATTAATCTTTGTACTGCATCAAAATCTATATCTTCTCCAGTTACTCTTTCAAAAGTTGCACTTATCTGTGATACATTTAATCTTCTATTTAATATTTGTGCATTTACTTCTGGGTCTATAGCCAAAGCAACAAGTGTTGAAGCTTTTGGTTCTACAAACTCACCAAGTTCTTGTGAGTAATATTGTTGATATTGCCCAAGAATTTGTGATTTTTGGTCATCAGGAACAGCGTCTATTGTTTGTTGTACTGCACTTAATCTCTGTCTCATTTCATCAGGTGAAACATTGTTAGCTAATAGTTTTGGAAATACTGTATTAATATTTTCTTTTGCATAACCACCTAAATTAAATTCATTAAAATGTACAATCACAGCTTCTTTATTTTGCAGATACTGTGCCTCTGTCATTCTTAAAGAACCATCTGTTCTTTGTATACCCTCAAACATTTCATTGTATTCTGGTGCTCTACGCATAGCAGCTAAGGCAAAGGTTTCTTTTCCTGATTGAATATACCCATCAACATAAGCTTTTATAAGTTTTTCACCTCTTTGTGGGTCTAACTTTGTAATGTAAGGTAATAATACTTTTGCTTGTTCTACTGTAAAATTAGCAGAAAAAGAATCTTGTAAAGTACTCTCTGGTTCTGCAGAGGTATTACCTTTAAAATTTGCTCCTCCAGCTGTATAAGATGCTGCTTCTGCTTCAGCAAAGTTTGTTGTATATCCACCATCTCTAATCATTATTTTTGCACGCTCTGAATCTACTTCATAACCTTCAAGAAAATCTTTTCTATATACTTTTACCACTATAAACTCCTAACTACTGGACCACCTAATGACTTATTCATAAGGTCTGCTACGCTATACCCAAAAAATTCATTACCTGTATCATAGGCATTTTGTCTAAAGTTTATAGCTGATGTATTGTAATCATTTTGAAACTGTGATAAAAAGAAATCTGATTCTTCATCTGGTGATTCTCCATAGATTGAAGCATAAAGTTTTATATAAGGTGCTGCTACTTTATTGTAGTTTAAACCTTTTCCTGCAAATCTTTCAAAGTATGGATTGTTGTCAAATAAATTTTGATAGTATGCATTTACGCTTTCTTCTCCTTCAGTTGCAAATAACATAGCACCTTTTCTTTTATCTGCTTCTGATAACCCATTAAATGCACCTGCACCTAAATATGAAATACCTTTTGCATTGTTTTTATTGTTATAAATAAAGTCAGATAAATCTAATCCAGAACTATCTGCAGTCAACTTTGTTTGCTGATTTTTAAACAAATTATAAAATGGACTGTCAACAGCCACTTCATATCCATCAATGTTCTCTACATAACCTAAAAATTTAGGAAGTAGTGCAACAGAAATTTGTCCTTCCACAGCTCTTTGCAATAGCTGCTCATATAGTTCTGGATTGTCTTTTTTGTAGTCACTTGGATTAATACCTAATCTAACAAAAGCTCCATCAAGTTGTGTTGCTCTTGTTTCACGTAAAGCTAATAACTTTTGATTTGGCTTTCCGTTTATTGTGTAACCTTCAGTTCCTAATGCATTTAAATATTGTATTGTTTCTGTTGTATAAGGTGCTTGTATTTCTAATAATCTTGGGTCATCTTCTGATATTGGTGTGCCATTTATAATAAAATCAAATAATAATTCCATACCTGGATAATCTGTATTACCATCTTCATCTACTACTGCATCAAAAAACCAAGGAGCTACATCTTCATAAAGTAGTATTCTGTCATCAAATGTTTCTCCTGGACTCCAGTTGTCTAGATTTGCATACTTACCAGATATATCACCAACCATAAGAACATCTTCACCTAACAATATTCCAGGTGCTGTTGTAACTGCTCTTGGTCCTACTCTTTTATTTCCTGCAATCGTATCGCCAAAACCATAAGGGTTATATTTTTTTCCAGCATTGTATGCTAAGTAAGAAGTTCCTTGTGGTTCATCAAGAGTAGAAGATATATCCCAAAGAAAATAATAAAAGTCTCCATCATAATAAACTTCTTCAGGTGTAGGTTTATTTGAATACGAAAATATACCAGCACTTGCTGTATTTACTTCTGTGTTATCAGAAGTTTTAAAATCTGCTAAAGTATCTACAGTAGGTTCTGCTGTATTTTCAGACATTATCTCCTCATCGCTTCTAATATTGAGTCACTCAATATACCTTTTAGTTTAATCGAAGCTTTCCAAGCTCGTTGTTTTTTTCTAAGTTCAGCTTCTGTAAATACTATTCTTTTATCTTTTGGTATAGGTTTACCATCTACAAGTAATCTACCTGTACCAGGTTCTCTATCTGGTGTATAGAGCCTATCAGGGTCTACAGCATCTGGTGGTATATTTAGTTCATCTATCTTCTCGTATGTGTATTGTCTTGCATAATCAATGAATTGTGGTGTTCTTGGATTAGTAACAAAACTATCCCAAGTAGACCAGTTGTCATATCCATTTGCACTTTGCAAGACAATCAAATATGCTTTAGCTGCTAATGTTGGATTTTCTGATATTAGTTCACTTAGCTTAGGTCCATCAATATCTCGAAACTCAGGGACAAATTTATTATTTATAACTGTAACATCTACAGCACTTGTATCTTTACCCCAAGTTGTTTCATAAATTTGAGCTGGAGAATAAGATTTTTCTTCTCCTATAGCTTTTCCCATGCCTGGACCATCTTTATCAACTTGATTACCTTTCCTCCATTCAGCAGCAGATATAGCAATCATATTGTGTAAAACTTGTAAATCTTCTGATGGGTCTAAATCTAATGGCATACCTGCTTCTTTTAATTCAACTGCTGCAGCTACTATTTCATTTATCCAATCTATCCATGGAATTTGTTCTCCATCCATTATCGACCAGCACTAAATGCAGCAACAAGTCTTGCTGTTCCTTCTTTTCTAGCTTGGTCAACTTGATTTGATTCTATTAGTTCTCCATAAGTAGATAGTATGTATTTATTAAGTTCATACTCAAATGCATTACTTACATCATCTGATGACATAGCTGATTGTATTTCATATTGTTTATCAGGCAAATTGTACTTCTTTCTTCTCAAAGCATCTTCTTGAGCTTGTCTTAATTGATTAGCATTGAGTCTATATGAATCACGAGCTTCTTGATTTAGTTCTTTTATTTTATTATTTGCCCAATCTTGTATTGCATATACAGATAAATCACTACTTGGTAATCCAACTGATGTTATTGCATTTTCTATTTGTTGATTAAGTAGTCCTGGTTTTGGTATATAAACTATATCTGGTCCTGTAAATATAGGATTTGTATCTGTAAATTTTATACCATCTAAACTATCTAAATAAAAATCTCTTACAAATCCTAAGAAAGCTGCATTGTTTCCACCAGATGCTATTGCAATATCTTCTAAATCATTTGTATCTATCCCAAATTCTGTTTTAGGATTCATGTAATAAAAAGATTGTTGAACAGCAGCTTGTGTTGCTTCATCATATCTTCCTTCAGCAAAACTATTTGCTTCTAAAAATCCTGCTTGTACTAATGCAAGTTGGAAGTCAATTACTCTCTCCGATGGTAAATTTTCTAAAAATCCAACTTCTAAACCTGCATTATATAGTGGTGTAAGATTTTGATTATTTGCTGTATCTCTGTATGTATCTAAAGCAAATGGGTCATTTGATAAACCATAATATCCAATATCACTTCCCTGTGCAAAACCTAATTCATATTCATATGCTCCTGTAAGTAGTTCTTCATTATTTGCAATTTGGTCTATTTCAGCAAAAGCATTCATTAATTTATTTACATTGCCATCTTCTGTATATTGTTTGTATGCTGCGTCTCTAAGTTCTTCTGGAGAAGGTTTTTCTTCTTCTTTAACTCTAGCTCTTGATGTTTCTGCAACTCTTTGAGTAATGTTAGAATATGATACTTGTGCTTCTTCAACACTATCTCCAGCAATTAAACCAGCAGCTTCTCTTTCTGCATCTATTTCATCAGGAGTTCTATCTTCTAATGCACCGTCTGCAACGCCTTGTTTAAAGTTATTTACACCTTCAGATAATCCTTGACCCATAACATAACCAAAGTATGCTTCACCTGTCATACCAAGCATTTCAGGATTACCAAATTCTTCAAAGATATCGTCTGCTAATTCATCAGGTAATGAATCAAAAAAGTTAGCAATCTTTTGACCAAGCAAAGAACCTATAAAAGATTCTGGACTTTGTCCTAAATAAGCAGGGTCAACTGCAGTAAATCCAGATGCTTTAGTCTCTGACCATGCTCTTCCTAATCTGTAAAAAAGACCTTTTTTCTTTTTATTCATTAATACTCCATTGGTGTAAATACATCAGTAAACTCTTCTTCTACTTCAAACCTAAGTATATCATCATAAACATAGTAGAAATCTGGAAACTGTGAAAATAGTTCTTGTGCTTTTCTTCTTAACACTTCTCTAAAATATGTATATTCTTGTCTTTTAAGTGTTGCTCTTGGTCCATCTCTTCTTTGTATTTGTGCAAGAACACTATCTCTTATTTCTAAATATGATACTAAACCTTGCATTGATGGCAATTCTTTTAATAACATTGTCTCTCCATTAGGAAGATTAACTGTTCTTTCACCTTCATTTTGTATCATGTTTATAAGTTGCAATCTTTTTGATTCTGCATCAATAGCTTTTGCAGTAGTAGATGTCTGTCCATAGCCAGGATATTCTTGACGTAATGCCATTCTATAATCTGTAAGTATTTCATATTTTCTTTCAGGAGTTAGATTTCTATGTGCTCCTGACTCAAATAACAATCTTCTTTGATATTCATAGGCTAATCTACCTTGTGCTTGTCTTACAGCTGTAACATATTCATCTTCGGATAAATCTACTCTATCTCTATCTGCAAATGAATCAGCCCAAGCAACAAAACTAAATTCATCAAGTGGGTTATCTGGAAATAAGTAATATCCAACATCTGGATATATATTTAAAATTTCTTCATTATCTCTACCAAATTTGACACCTTCATCTGTATAACTTCTTTTCTTAATCTCTTTTGATTTAGAAACTAATAATGCTGTAGGGTCTAATCCAAACTGATTTACAAATTCTTTTGTAGCAAGAACTTGGTCTCCACCATACTTAGAAAGTATTCTATAATACGCATCTGTAAGAATAGACATTCCATAAAAATGATGTTTAGGGTCATCACCTTTTGTTTGTAAAGGGTCTACGAATAGTTGTCCACCTGGTGCAACTTCTATATCATATCTTATTACTGCACCTGTAGGAGCAGCAAACTGTATAAATGTTCTTGCTGCAGTTAAAAACATAGCTGTCTTTTTAGCTTCTTCTAACATTCTTGCTTGTTTAGCTGGTGTAGAATCATCATACAATCCTGTAGTAACAAACATTTTAATTACATCTTTGTATACGTTAGCAAATCCTCTTTGCATATCAGGGTCTGATGCACCCATAGACATTGCTTTTTTTGCCCATGAAGGTATTAATGCATTTGCATATGTAGCTGGACTTAATGCACTCTTTGTTTCTCTTCCATATGGAAAAAATACTTTATCTATTAGTTCTGTTTCAGGTAATATCTTAGACGCTGGTATTCCAACTAATGGTCCAAGACCAGGAGCAGGATTACCTACAATCATATTCAAAGATGATACATAACCTTTTAGATTTATTTTTGCATCTGGTGCTGCAAGTTCTTCACCTGTTACAGGATTTTTAATTGTTCTTGAATCTCTATTTCCTTCAAACATCCAGTTTGTTAAGAACTCTGAACCAGGAAAGAAAAACATTTCTTCTCCTGTCATTGCATCTGTGTGAAAGAATCCTTCGTCATCATTATTTAAATCAGCTTTTCTTGCACCATCAATACCTCGTGTTATTTTTCTTGTTGCTAAGAATTTCTTTTGATTCAATAATCTTGACCAAGTTCCCATAATCTCTATATATACTTCTGCGAAAGGAAAAGCTAGACGTAACATATCAGATACAACATGTCTTCTATTTAAATCATAAAGTAATGATTGTGTTTCTGATAATGCGTAGGCTTTTGCTGTTTCATCTAGTGTATCTAAATCTGCAATTCTTAAGAGTTTACCTTCATCAGCTGAAACTTTTCCTGTTGTATCTAATTGTTTAATAAAACTTTTTGGCAAGTTAGATGCTTGTGCTTGTTGTTTAATTTGTTTTCTAAGTCCATCATCAAAATATGCAATGTTAGTTTCCATAAATCTCCAATAGAATTGTCTAAATGCAGGAGAACGTGAAAGTCTATTTGTAGGTGCTGACATAACAATACTAAACAATCTTTCTACAGCAGCATCATAGGAACTTACTCTTTCTCCATCCATATCAAATACAGATTTTTTCATTACGTGTATTGGTTTATAAGGGTCTTTTTTAGCTAACCACTTTGTATATGTTTTTTTATTACCAATACTTGCTTTTCTTCCTATAGCTACAGTTTTACCATCAATATCTACAAGTATTGCTTTGTCATCAACAGCATTTATACCTTTAGATATATGCTCTAATAATTCTGCATCTCCAGTTGTAACAAGTTCAAACTCTATTTCTGATTGTGGAGATTTTCTAATTCTTTTCATTCCTTCCATATCTTCAAATACTATACGTGTACCATCTGGTTTAACTTCTGTAACTTTATATGAACCACCTGTTTTGTAATGAACTCTAGCTGCAACCGAATCAATATAATCATCAGCCCATTTTCTATCATTTAATATTTTAATTTTTTGATACTTACCTGCTTCATCAGACCCATAAGCTAAAGCTGTTCTCCAACTACTCAAATCTCCATCTTCATTCCAAAATCTATCTTTTATATTTTGTAGTCCAGATTTTATATCATCAACTCCACCTTTAAGTGTTGCTATTTCTGCAGCAATAGGGTCATCTACTAATTGAAATATTTCTGAGACTGCAGCTCCGTGATATCCTTTATCTCCTTTTTGAACTTCTTTGAATGCAAAAGTTCTTTTAAGTTTATCACCATCTAAAATTCCACTGTGTGACATAGACATACTTGATTTATGATAAATACTATCTGCTAATATTTCATTGTCTCTAATACCAAACATACCTCTTTGTATGGTTCTATCTATATCTAGGTCTTCATATCCTCTTACTCTTCTTAAAACAGATTGTCTATCTTTTCCTAATATCCAAGCAAATGCTGATAGAGGATGTGTAAATACATTATCTAAATCATCTGCCCACATTCTGATTTGTTCTTCACCAACAACTCTTGCAGTCCATGCACCTCTAATAAGTATGAATGGTTTCCAAGCTCTATTCATATAGTTATCTCCTAATTTAGATAACCAACCTTGCACTAATGCATTAGCATCTGCGTCATCTGCTGATAAATCAAATTTTTTCCTAGCTGTTTTTACTGTCATTTTTAACCAATCTGTAATACCTTTTTGGTCATTTGTTTGTAATTCAAATAAATCAGCTACTGGTTTTGCTAACATCTCTTCAAATTCAGAAAGTTCAAACTCTCGTCCATCTTCTAAATTGACAGTTTTTCTAGTAGAACTTACTCTTGCTCTTTTAGAACTAGGTATAATTCTTGTCCAAAATTCTCTAGCTGGTGAGAACACTCTTAAAAATAATCTTGCATCTGGCAAAGGTAATGCACCTGATGCTAAATATTCTGATATCAAATGTGCAGTAGGTCTTCCAACAACTGCTTCTATTTCATCAAAATTAGCACGTTTCATTAATGTATTTGTTGCTGTTGTAAGAACATCATCTTCAGTGGTTATGTCAGAAAAATAATTAAGTATTTGATTTGGAGATACCTTTGCATTTTTAAATACTTTAAATCCTGCTTTAGTATCAAATGCATCTTGTGTTTTTGTAAATAAAGTTTTAAGAACAGGACTTATCTTTGACGCATCTCCTGTTCTAGGTCCAATAACATTTACTGTAGGATATTTCTTAATAAGCTCTTGTATCTCTTGAACAAATTTATTATCAATTCTTTGTGCAGTATCAACAACTACTAATGGTCTGTTACCTTGATATACACCTTGCTCAGGTATTTTAGCTTGTGACCATTTACCTTTTCTTGCGTAGTTAATTGCACCAGTTGTACCTTTACCAGCTGGATTACTTGCAGAATCAAATATTGCAATAGTTATATCTGCATCATCAATGTTCTTTTGACTTCTTGCAACAAAATATTTATTAGCTGGCATCTTATCATTAATATTTTCAGAAGTTAATCTATTTCTTTCACGTTGTAATGTTTCTAATTTCTTTACAGCTGTGTCATCATTAATGTCATTAAGCCTTGCTTTTAACTGTGCTTCATGTTTTGCTAGAGATTGTTTTTCTTTGTTAATTCTTTTTTGTAAATTTTTATATGCTCTTTGATAACCAGGCATATCAAAACTATCATATTGTAATATTTTGTTTGGACCTTCTTCTATTAAGTTTGTAGCATATCTAAGTATTGATGCTTTAGCTTCTAGCTCTAATCTAGCTGCTAAAGATAATTCAGGTGCATCTCCATTCTTTATCCTTACATCATCAGCATCTAATGCTTTTCTTGCAATATAACCAGCTTGTAATTTATTTTGTATTTTTAAATCATCTCTAACAGGAGAAAGCTCTAATTCTTTGTAAGCTTTTTCTAAACCTTTTATTTTTGATTTATCATTAGAAACTGTTTGTTTCAATCTATTGTATGTTGTAGTAAGAGCTCCTACTCTTTTATCTTTAAATACTGCTTCTTTTTCAGTCCTTGAAATTGTTTCATCAATAAAACCAACTTGTCTAGCAGTGTCATCTGTTAATCCATAATCTATTAACTCTGCTTCATGTAGTCCATAACTACCTGCTTTAGTTTGTGCAGAGTCTCCAAAACCAGGAGTTGCTGTACCACCTGTTTCTATATCAAGTTCTTTTGCAACTCTAAGTGCTTGTATTTCTGTACCTCTACCACCATTTGAAATAACCTTTGCAGGTAATACTTCTGCTTCTGCTATATCTGTTGGTACTCTTTGTGCTGAATCAACTTTAGATAAAAAGTCATCTTTAATATCTTGTATGCTTCTTAATCTTCCAGACTTTTTAAAATTAGAGTTACTTATTATTTCATCAATAATATCTAATGTTTGTTCCATGTTAAAAGAAACATTATCTAAATTATTTCTACCTTTATCTAAGATATCAATTTTTTGTAAGTTCCAAGCTTCTTCTCCATATGCACCATAAAAATATTTGTTGGCTTCGTCAACACTAGCAACTAATTTACCAATTTGATTAACTACACCTTTTGGTATATTCACAGCTTCAAACTTATCCATAATGTGTTTAAGAACTCCGCCTTCACCACCATAAATATCTAACATCATATTTAATTTTTGTAGTGAAGCTGGACTTCCTTCAAGAGCTTGAATAACTTCATCATCCATAGCATCAACAATTCTATCTAGTGCTCTTGTTGCAACATCATCATCAACTTTTGCAAACTTCATAAAGTTTTTTAATTCAAAAAAAGTATCATTTAAACTATCTGTTTGTATTCTTGGTGCAGGAAACACATTAAATAATCTTTCGAAGATACTATTTTTACTATTTAATTTCATTGCAGTTCTAAAACCTACTGCTGATGTTTTATCTCCATAAACAAATTTAGCTGCTGCTTTTGATAATGAACCATTAAATAGTAATGACGTTGGGTCAAGTCTTGCCATTGCATCTGTAGTAGGGTCTTGAGCAGCTTCAACAAGAATATTTTTTATTGCTTGTTTATCTTCAGTATCCCTAAGTCTTCTGTAAAGTTTTGCACCACCAGCACTTCTTGCAATAGTTCTATCTGAAACTCTTTTACCTTGTTTTCCTAAAAGTATTTCTACTTCATCATATGTTTTTGCTTGTGCAAACAAATCTGCAATATCATCACCAGTTTTAGTTTCAAAATAAAACTCTCTTGCTTTAGGTACTTTTACTGTCTTTCTAACAACATTATCAATTAAGCCACTTGATTTTTTTGTTTCTGTAAGGTTAAATGATTTTTTGATTTTTCCTGCTTTTGCTAATGCACCACCAGCATATGTTGCAGGGTCAGTTACTACTGTATAAACTCCGTCAATAATACCTGACAATAAATTAAAAGATTTCGTTCCTGGTTCAAATACTTCAACAGCTGCAACACGACCAGGAGATAATTTAACAGTACCTTTTCTACCTCTATAAGTTCCTGCATTACCTTCTCTAGTATTCATTTCTAATTGTGTAATTGGTTTGCCATAATATTCTTGGATAATTTGTTTTACTTCATCAGGATTTGCACCTCTACCAACTAACTCTTTATAAACTTCTGTGTCTTCTGCAACTGTAGAATTACCAAAATAACCTTCACCTAAGTTAACTTTTTTACCTTGACGTAATTGTTGAAAGGCTCTAGTAGCTACAGTAGGTCCTTGGTCTTGTAATGATTGTACAAACTCATTTCTACCATTAGGGTCAAGTAATGGTACTAATGTGCCTACACCTGTAAAAGCAAGTAGTGGATTCATTTTTCTTGCAGCATAATATTTCATACTTGCTGTGCCATATTTTTTTACAAATTGTGATGCAGACTCCATTCCAACTACTGCACCCCTTACTGCACCTCTTCCTGCAGCTTTAACACCTTCCCACCATGATGTTTCTTTTTCTAAAAATCTTTCTACAATACTTGTAAATTCTGGTGAGTCTTTTGTAAGTCCCATCAATGCACCTGCAACCTGTACATCTTTTGGTAAGAATCCATAAGTCTTAGATATCTCAGACATGTTATAAGGTATAGATGGATTGTTTGCGAAAAAGTTATCTATTTGTTCAGCTTGTCCAAGTAATTCATTTTTGTAAATTTCGTCCTGGTCTTCTTGCCAGGGTGCTACCCAGTTCCACCTAAAAGCCGTCATGTTTGAAATGATTCAGATTCAGATTGTGCTGTCCCATCATTCATTAATGCTATAATTTCTTTACTCTGTAACACATTTGCCATTCTTCTTAATACCATATCTGCATCATAAATAGGTTGCCCTGAAGCTGCCTTATACTGACTTGTTGATACATCTTCACCAGGTACATTAGTAGGTGTATCAAATATTGATTTACCTGGTTGCATAAATTTTCTAACCCTATCTACTCTTGGAGCACCTTGTGTTTGTGCTACTTCATCTACAAACATTTCTGCAGAATTTTGTAATTCATTTAACTCTGTGCCTTGTCCGTATTTCTCTGAATCAAATTGTGCTTTGTTTGTTGAAGGTGTATATCTAGTCATCTAGTACTCCATAATCAAAATCTTCTGGCACAACTAATATATCTATTCTTCCTAATGTAGGAATAAAAGCTATAGTTATTGCATCAATAATAAAACCTGGTTTTTGTTGTTGACTAAATAGTTCTTCATCAAAAGCATCAGCATACATCTCCCACATAGGTTGTTCATCTGCTGTATAGTTATTTGCAATAATTTGTGCAAACTCAAAGTTTTCTGATTTATCCAACTGCTCCTCCTAACAATGCTGCAAGATTAGGTGGTCCTTGTTGTTGAACTTGTTGTGCTTGTTGTAAGACAGCTTGTTCTTCTGGACTAGGTTCTTCACCACTTGCTGTAAAGTATTTTTCTAAAATATCTCCAATGTCTTTTGGATTATTATAGATTTCTACTACAGCCATCATTGCAGCTTTATCTCCTTGTTGTGACTGTTGTAACAACATAGAAAATAATATTTCTTCAGTTTTTTGTTTAGTTATTCTTTCATTAATTTGACTTAGATTTTCTAAACCATCCATTTCTTGTTGCATAGTTTCTTTGTCTATAATACCTGCCTGTAACAATTGCAACCCAGTAATAATTTTGTTTGGTGCATCAAAAGAAGCCATTGCACCATATTTTCTTTTTGTAACATAGTTCTTATCAATATCAGTTCCAGGTGTGTAACTTTCAGAAAAAGACGCACCTTTGTATGTACCACTAATAGGTTTTCTTTTTTTAGTAAATAATATTTCGTCTAACTCTAATCTTTTAGAATCTACTTCTTGTAATGCATTCTCAAGTATTGTGTGGTATTCAGATACCATTGCTCCAACACCTGCTTCAAGTTCTTCTAGTCCTCTACCAGTAACAAAAGAATTTGGTGATATTGCATCATCTTGTACAGGATAACCTGCAACAACTCTTAATTGTCTTTCTAATCTACCTACGGACTCAAATAATTGATACGGTAGGTTATTGACAGGTTTGACAACTTGTGAACCAGGAGATAAATAATTTATAGAGTTTCTACCTTTTCTATATTGTCCTGACTCTAGTTCTCCAATAATGTTTGTTTCTGTAAATACTGCATCTTCCATAGCTATAACAGATAAAA